CTAGTATGGGACACATAGTTGCTTCCGATAAATAACACACTATGCCAAGACTCAGTCTATACCGTCCCAATCGCACCGCGGATTATCGTTTTTTCGACCGCACTATCAGTGAAATGTATCAGGTTGGCGGGGTGGACATGTATTTGCACAAATATCTGGGGCCGCTCACCAACGATAATACCGGTAACAACGATGCCACTCTACCCAAATACGACAGCACAAACCCGCTGTTTATCGAAGACCTGCTGCTGTTGGAAAACCGTGATCGAGCATACGACAATGATGTGTATGTGATGCGTGGCATTTATCGCCAGCAGGATCTTGACTTTGATCTTACCCAATTTGGCCTGTTCCTGAACAACGATACCTTGTTCATCACATTCCACTACAACAACATGATAGACACCATAGGGCGTAAACTCATGAACGGCGATGTGTTTGAACTGCCTAATCTCCGAGACTATAATCCATTAGATAGTGCTATACCTAGAGCATTGCCAAAATGGTATGTGGTACAGGATGCCTCTTTTGCTGCCGAAGGTTTTAGCCAAACTTGGTTGCCTCACTTGTGGCGGGTGAAAGCCACGCCCATGGTCAACAGTCAAGAATTCAATGAAATTACTAAACAGCCTTTTGAACCCATCAACATCTGGGATCCGGGCAATTTTTATCCAGGCGGTGTCACAGTGCTTTCGGGCGATACTTACTACACATCAAAAGGTAACGTGCCGCCGGGCACAGATATCAACAATACACAATATTGGACCTTGGTTACCAATCCTACCACTATTGAAGATCAACAAAGCACACGACCGAGAAACTTGGAGATCAACGATGCTATCTTGGCACAGGCTGAAGTTGAAGTGCCTACATCAGGATTTGATGTTGTGAAGTTTTATGTAGTTGCTACCAACCCAGATGGCTCTCCGGCTAATCCCGAATCTGCCACATACACCGCGGACTATACAATCACAGATGCCAGCCGCACAGTGGCCAATCAAGGTATCACGCCCAGAGGCGACGGATACACAGCAGGTTACTTGACCGGAGATGGCGTTCCACCCAACGGCTTGCCGGTCACAGCCGGAGTTAATTTTCCACCTAGCCCTATTGCTGGGCAGTTTGCATTGCGGTTGGATTACTTTCCCAATCGCCTGTTCCGTTTCAACGGCACAGCTTGGATCAAGATTGAAAGCAAGGTTCGAACCGACCTCACTCCGGGGTCGACCAACGATACTTTACGCAGCAGCTTCGTTAACAATACATACACAGTGAATACTACAGATCTTGGCAATATACCTAGCCGCCAGAGCTTGAGTGAAGCTCTTGTTCCTGACTTGGCCAATGGTGATCAAGGTGGTAATCTTCCGCCTAACCCGTATCCGCCTACACAACCTTACCAGAAGAGCAGCTAACTATGCAATTATTTTTTTACGACGAACAAATCCGTCGCTATCTGCTGCAATTCACACGCATGTTCAGCTTGTTTGAAGTTGAATACGGACGCAACGAACAAGGCACCAACGACTTAATTCGTGTGCCCATACGCTATGGTGATGCCAGTAGAAATGCACAGACCATACTGAATCAGAACTCAGCCAACAGTTTAAACGCCACACCATTGATGACTTTTCATATCACCGGTATGACTTACGATAGAGACAGGATGCAAGATCCATATCACGTGAGCAAGATGTTTGTGCGCCAACGCACCTGGGATCCTGCTACAGAGAGCTATGAAACCACACAGGGTAATGCATTCCAAATTGAAAGGCTCATGCCGGTGCCATACAAACTCACTGTGGATCTAGATATTTGGACCAGTAACACCAATCAAAAGATGCAGTTGTTCGAGCAGATTGCCACCTTGTTCAATCCTTCATTAGAGATACAAGCCACAGACAACTATATCGATTGGACCAGTCTCAGTGTATGCAGTCTTGACGAAGTGCGATGGTCAAATAAAACTATTCCTGTCGGCACCGGCGATCCTATAGACGTCATGACCATGACGTTCAGCATGCCTATCTGGATTTCATCTCCAGCCAAGGTTAAAAAGCTAGGGGTAGTAGAGCGTGTGATCGCTAATATTTTTGATGCACAAGGTGATGCTGTGAATGCTATCACTGACAATGATTTGTTGTTGGGTACCAGAGTCAAGGTCACTCCTTGGGGTTATCAGGTTGTGCTGTTAGATGGGCAACTACAAGTGTTGCAACCATCACAACCTGATAATCCTACTCGATTAAATTTAGATACATTTACGTTTCCTATCACGGAAAATCCACAGATTACTTGGCCTAGCGTGATTGGTGCATATGGCGTACTACGTCCAGGTATCAGTTACATCACATTAGAAAACCCGTGGACTCCTGATAGTCCCATCATTGGCACTATTGCTGTAAATCCTGCCGATGATCGATTGTTAATATTCAACATCAACCTTGACACTGCACCACAAAATACTTTAGATCCTGTAGATTCAATAGTTAACCCATTGCTTACAGGACCCGATCAAGGACTGCCTGCTAGTGCAATCGGACAGAGATATCTACTGACCGAAAGCACCGGTGATCCTGCTAATCCTACCAACCCGACAGCTTGGCTAGGAACTTACGGGCAACCACTTATCGCTGGTGTTAATGACATCGTTGAATATGATGGCGCTCGTTGGGTAGTGACATTTAACAGTCTTGCCAGCCAAGATGCACAATACGTTTTTAATATCAATACAGGAATACAATACTATTGGGACGGTACCAAATGGGCCAAAAGTATCGATGGTTTCTATGCCGGAGGCGAATGGACTCTTGTGTTGTAAAAGCAGTAGGCGTCTGGTTCTATTGTGTAAAGACTCGCTGCTATCTGTATCTGTTACGTAATGACTCCAAATACCCCGACACCTGGGGACTTGCTGGTGGCAAAGTAGAACCTACAGAAACATTGATCACTGCTGTGGAACGAGAATGTTCTGAAGAACTAGGCAGCATGCCCGACTATCAGCAATTGATACCTATTGAAAAATTCACTTCACCTGATGGCGGATTTGAATATCATACATTCTGGTGTAGAGTGGAGCATGAATTTATTCCGGAACTCAATCACGAACATGTGGGCTATGCTTGGGTACAAAGTGGAAGGTTGCCAAGACCGTTGCATCCTGGGCTGTGGAATACCGTGAATCTAGATGCTATCCAAAAGAAGATAGCAAGCCTAGAAATTACCTGCGTCTAGTCAAAGAAGAACATCTGCCACAGTCGACAGTTTTCGTCGTTGTATCCAAAATAATCTGTAGCCGAATGTAAGTATCCGGCATTGAAGATCACCAAACGATTGTATACGTTGCCAAATGTATCCACAGGCTCAAATATAGTTCTGTCTAAGTTTTGACTGCCTGGTCTGAAACATTTTTGTATATCCGCATGACTGAGATGCCGTACATCAGTGCCTTTCAATGCATGGGTAGATGTGCCAGATTGATATGGTGCGTTGGGTGTGAGATACAGCATGCCGGCCCACCGTTGTGGATCACAGTGATAAACTAAAGGTTCACCTTCTTTGCATGTTTGGAAACGGCCGTTCATGCCGTGCTCTTCCCACTTCTCAATCTTACGATTCATGATGTATTCAAATTCTTCCTTCAATCCTGGAAACAAGAACTGCTGTTTGGTTCGATTGCCTATGTAATAACGACCAATGCCACCTTGGTCGTATTCTTGTTCCAAAGCAAACTTTCTAATAGCGTCAGGATCTTGATAGAAGTTATCTACAATCCACACACCTGGTTTGGGTTGTGAACTAAACAGATCAGACTGGTTGCGTGATATATGTACAGCAGGTGCTGACTTTGTTTCTAATAACGGAGATTTAGGTAATCCGCAGATCTTCAAGTTGTGATCAATAGCGTCTTTGTATATCTGATGTAAAACAAAGTTCTCTTTGAGATGCACCATGATCTGACGGCTTTGTTCAGTAAGACCCACATGCCAGCTTGCTACACCTTTCTGGAATAACAATCCGCAATAGCCTGGATACTGATCAGTAATCATTGCTGCGCGGTCAAAGTTGCCATAGGTCAATCCTAACACTGCTGTAGTGTAGCTTTCTTGCCATTCTTTTCTTTTTTCATGCAATCTACTCAACAAGAAATATGCTTCCGGACGGTCCGAGATCAATGCGATGGCTTTGAGCAGCAGACCTTTTTCAGTGTCGTCTCGAGTTTTTTGCTTTTCCAAACAGATACAGCATCGCATGAGTGCTTCGTATTGCTGTTGGTCAGTGGTACTGCGTTCTGCTGTGCGTAGATAGAAACTCACTGCCGCACCAGTCTGCCCTATGTTTTCATATTCCTGCCCTAGCAAGAAGTTGATAGCAGGATCTTCAGAGTTTTCAATGTACGGGTGTAGATATTTCATGTTACTTTACAAAGGTTATGACTTTTGGATCTGTGGCATTTTCACAGAAGTTGCATAAGTTGAAGCAGGCTTGATCTTGAGGAATCACATCTTCATATGTTTGCTCATGTAGGTTGCCAATGATGTGATCCAGGCCATAATCCATACAGCACAAACTCACATCACCATTGGGCAGCAGCACATTGTGATACAAGCCTTC